CACTCACCTGTAATTGAATATACGGGCTTGTCATGCTAACTGGGATATTAATTTTAATTAATTGATCTGAGTCTGCTCCAACTTGATAATCATTTAAATTAACTGTAGTGATATTGCTTGCTGGGCTACCTAAATAAATCTCTCGGTATTCCTCAGCACCTGCTGATGTATGCTTATGAATAATTCTTAAGGTCACATCAGTTGATGTTCCAATATCTACAGTCAACCAAACGCCAAGTTCATTATATCCTGACATATCAATCTCTGCACCTAGATCAGTAGGAGTAGCATCTAATTCCTGTGCTGCTGCAATTAGAGTCTCTACGTCTGTATATCGAGAGTATACTGGATTAAGTAAACTTGCTTTGTTTGATTGCGTACTTGAATCATATGCCTTCTTTTGAGCGTTAATACCAATCTCATAAGCATCTCCACTAGCTAATGCTGTAATAGCTGCTCCACTCTTGTAAACAGTAAGAACATTAGAGCTTACTGAAAGTGTTACTCCACCAGATCCATTAACATATATTACAGAAGTATTTCCTGATAAGATCTGCTTAACATAGACAAGCTGTGAACTATCTGAAATTGTAAATGGTAAGCTAGATAGTGTTATCGTGCTAGTGCTTGTATATGTGGCCGTAAAGTCACTAGGAGAGGTGTATTCTGCCCCAACTGAGCTAGCCCCTCCAGTTACCTTAAGATTACCATTAGAGTCAGTATGAAGCGGTGAGGCATCATTATCGTCATATGTGTCTTCTGTTGCCTTGTAAATACCACCAACTAAAGCTACCGTTGGTGTAGCTGTGGCAGTGGCGTTATCTACTTTAATTGATTGTCTGTTATCAGTAGTACCATCTTTATTCTCTACTGCACCAATCTCAACATCACCTGTTAATATCAGATTACCCTCAGAGTCTACTTTTATTGCTTTTCCTTCGGTATCTGTTTGATTCTCTTTACCATAAATAAATACTGGCTTTCCGTTTATTGGTTGTTCTCTGCCGCCATCTCCCATGATTTACTCCTTTGTTAAGGTTTTACAACCCTCAGTTCGTTTATCGTTCTTTCCTCAAAGACTCTATTGATTTAGGGTCTTGAGGTCTTAATATCCGTTGTACAGTTTTATATCTCTTGATTAATTCTTTATTTCTTTCTACCCATGCCATATGCTTCCTTACTGCTCCAGGGTTTCTAGATGGTTTATTCATTTCATACCATGTTGGCATCCCTGTTGAAATCTTTTCTTCTAGGTCTTTTTCTTCCTTAGCAAGACGGTCCTTCTCTACGGCTCTAGGTGTTGGTGCCGTTCTCTCATCGATGGCATTACCTAATCTACTTATCTCTCTTGAAATTGCACTCTTATCAATAGCATCTCCTGCAGTGCCTACTCCATATCCTTCCATGTCTTTAAGAGTATTCTCTAAGTCTTTCTTCTCTGACTGCAAGTTATCTCTCTCAGTTGGACTAAGGTATTGCTTTGCTGGTGCTACTTTTCTTTTCGCCTTTGCTCTAACCATGATCTCTTTCTCCTTTGTGCTCGTATGAGCGTTAGTTTGCTGAACAGGGAGAGAAAGAGATTAACCAAACCCTCCCTGTAAATCAGCAGTTAATTATTATTGATCTGAAAACGCAGTATGAGTATCTGTACCAGATACAATTAAAGCATTAACAATCCAGTTTGTTCCATCACATATTAACTCAATCTTTGATCCAGCATTCAATGTATCCATCTTCATCTTAGAATTACTGTTTCCATCAGGATAAATGACAACAACATCTCCGTCATCATCATCAAGACCTGTAACTCCTCCAAGATAATAGTTAGCATCTGCACCTGTATCAAAGGTTACATCTTGTGCGTCTTGTGCAACACCCTTATAAATAAAAGTCAACACAATGCCCGCAGCAGCAGTAGGTAATGATATTACACAATCTGCTGTTAGATCTGGAATGATATGTATCTTACCTGAATTAGCAGCTAAAGCAGTATACGTTGTCGCATCTGTTATTGCTACTGTTCCAAATAAAGCATTAGAGAAAGCAGATTCGCTTCCTTTAGCACCTGAATAAACACCATTAACTCCACATACTTTATCAAAATGAGTATAACCCATAATTGCACCCTTTCCTTTCTAGAAAGAGCAGGGGGATTGCTCCCCCCACAATGTTTAAGCTACTTCGTGTCCATATAACCAAGTCCAATCAGAGAACCCGTAAGAATAACGAGTATAAACACTCCATTTTGCAATGTATGTGTCAAAGTCTTTATCCTTGTTGAACTCTGTAGGGATACGGTTAAACCACTTAAGATACATCTTAGCCATCTTGCTATCGATCATCCACCAGTTATTTGAATCAGCTAAATAATCCCAAACGATAACTCGGTACTTACCTTTGTTAAAGTTAGGGTTGTTATCTGCTGTGTCCATTTTACCAGAAGCATTAACGATCTCCCACGCTTGCTCTTCAAGAGAAGGTGGAACTAGCAATGTATCTCCACGCGCTACAAGAAGATTATCTGTTTCATCAGTAAACCCTCTCATAAGCAATCTAGTTGCTTCAACAGCCGTAGCTGAAAGAGCAGTAGATCCTGCATTATCATTAGTCGTAGTTGTTCCTACTCTTGTATGTGAATCATCACAAAGAGCAAGTCCATCACCACCACTAAATACAGAAGTGTTAAATGCGTTGTTAAATACAGAAGCTGCATGTTTCTCTTTAGTTCGTTTAGCAACTAAAGCTAACTGTGCTGGCCTCTTATTGATGATAGAATAAAGATCATCATCAACTAATTTACGCTCGATCTTAAGCCCTTTTACCCACTCCTTATGGCTATAAGAAATTCTATACTGTTGCTTGAAATCATCATATCCAATAGTACCATTGAACTCTTCTAAGTCACCCATCCCACCGATGCCTAAGTCGTATTCAGTAGCCTTGTTAGATTTTTCAATACCATATAGATTTTCTAATTGGCCTTCAGGTAACGAATACTCATCCATGAAAATCTTTCTTAATCCCGGATCTAAACATATCACCCAACGTTTCTGCTGGTATAGACTATATCATCCCTTTCGGGTCGGACACTCTGGCTGGTCATTAAGACTATCGCTAGTCTCCAGTAGTCGTTGAACCTTCGTACTCTGTACGCTTGGCTGCTGATTGCCCTCGTCATTTACCGTTAGGGTTTCCAGCAATTCATCCGAATGGAACTTAACTCCTTTGTGCAAAGCAACATGACATTTCTTACATAATGTCATGCCATTATTGATAGCAGTTCTTAAGTGGGGATAAGTAGAAAAAGGAAGAATATGATGAGCATGAAGATTTTTTCCATCTCCACAACTCATACACGCACCATCTCTTTCTTTTACTGCTCGCTTCCACAATCGCTGTTCAATATTATGTCTAATCTTATCATGCTCAGTAGACACACCACCTTGCCAATTAGGATTCTTTGAACCTCTAGCCACTCCGCTATTAATTCTATTCTCACTTAATGTCTTCCTATGAGACTTAGACTTAGCCTGTCCGACTAAAGATTCAGAGATAGAACGTGAAATACCAAGTATCTTAACCCGATAACCAACCATAGAAGAGTATAGTCCAAGCTCTTTAGCTATATTAGCCATGCTTTTACCACCCGTATACATTATAATTATAGTGTTATCTAAATACTTATATTTTGAATCGTTCATTTAAGCACTCCCTTAGTTGAGATATCCGAAATTCTCTGAAGCTATAACGCCCATATTGTACTCCTTTTAATTTGTTTAAGTAATTGGTCTAGTGTTAACATTTCCACCATATAGCAAATGCTCTGGGAAGAAAATGTCAGCATAGAATTTTGGTGCTTCTGAACTATAATTATAACCAGAATGCTTCGCACAAACTAATGGCTCTAGCGGTCTAGTCTTACTAGCAATGTAGTTATCAAGAACCATAACTGCACCTGCTCCTGTTCCTGCATATCCAGAGATATTAATGGATTCATACCCATCACCATCAGGACATAAGTCAATACCATAACCAGCAACGTCAGCACTATAAGGTGCAGGCATTACGATAAAAGTATCGCTTGAATTTGTTGCAATCATGTCATCATCATAACTAGTTGCAGCAACTAAAGCAGTTGTGCTCGTTGCAGCACCAGCTTGGAATAAGTTACCATAACCACCAGCTGTAGAACCAACATTAGTAACATATGCCCAGCCACGTTCATGGTCTGTAACCATAGTACCAGTTAGAGTCTTTGCAGTAGTTGTTGAAGTAACTGTGTCATCAGCAGCTAATTGAGAATACTCTGCTAAATATACAGCACCAGGATTGATAATAATCTTAGCATACTTATCAACACCAGTAGCTACAACACCTAAAGCATTAGCTGCAGTAACATCTTCGTTTAATACACCCATGATGTTTTGAACTTTAACAGGATCAGCTACAATAGCACAACCACAATTCTCAGGGGTTCCTACTGCACCTGAACAAACTGCTTGTCCTGTTCGTAACGCTCCTGAATTATAAATTCTAACATCTCGCAGAATTGGTTCTGCACCATTTACATCATAATGGAATTTCATTATTTATTTCTCCTTTTTAGTTTTTCTCCCTTGCGGAGTTCCTCTAAGTTTATTGCTTGTCGGAATCTCGGCTTATTTAAAACAGCATACGGATGAATGCTGTGATCCTTACCAGTCTCATATTGAAATGGCATTCCACACTTACGGCAACGATAACGCTGTCTGTATGGTCCGATCATCTCTACGAACTTGATAGCCTCACTACTGCAAACGGGGCAAGTTAGCTTACCCTGATACGCTGCTTTGCTTTGACCTTTGGTAAAAATACCCATCATTTCACCTTTGCACTATTATACTGCTCAGGGGTTAAACCCATAGCAGAAGCTACTCTAGATTCTTCATCTGTTATCCCACTACCAAGATCAGTTGGAGGAGCTGAAAAACTTCCGGGTGGCGTTGCTAACCCTTGAGCTGACAACTCACCTCTACGATACTTTTCAAGAAGTTCAGTCTCTCGTTGTTGTATCATAGTATCTGCATTTTGACCTCTAACCATAAAGTAAGCTGCTTCCAGAATTCCTTGTCCTCCCCTTTGATTAAGTGGCAAACTACGCACTTGACCTAAAGCAGAGCTACGGTAATTATTGAAATCAGGGAACTTCCTAGATAAAGTGTCAGCCTGCGTTTCTAAAGAAGAATCTATCCTATCTCTCCAATCCATAGCATACATAATCTCCATCCGAACAGCTTTCTTCGGGTCATCATCCCAAGTCTTCTCTAATTCTTCCCTAGGATTGACTTGCGCTTGTTGCTGTTGTTGCTGGAAATTCTGTTGCTGCATTTGAGTATTAGATACTTGACTTCTTAAATCAGCAATCTCCTGTTGCAATTGACTCGCGGTTGATTCTGCTGCTTGTCTTTTGCCTCTCTCCTCTTGGAGAGCTGGTAATGGAACTTGTTTTACGTCTGTTGACGGTTCACCAGTTGGTTTATCTGCCTCTGGAGTAGGCTGTGCCGTTGGCGATGGCTCTATCGGTGTTGTTGGAACGACAACAACTGGTGGTTCAACGTTCTTGATTGGATCTGTCATATTTTCTCCCATTCGCGCTATTTAACGGATAGCGATCCGAGGTTAATAAATTATTCTTCACGATCTATAACATCATCAGGTAAACGCTTCAAGGTTTCCCAAATATCAATCCTTGCCTGAATAAGCGGCAACTCTGCAGCTGAACAAGTTCTAAACTTCTGTATTTCCCAATGTATCTTCTTGTCCATTTCTTCAACAACACTAGACCAAATAATACTAGACTTTAACTCTTGAGCTCTATCTATATCCATTACTGCCTAACCATCCTTCTGCCCTCAGGCCTTTGTGGAGATTGAACTGGCATACCATTTTCAGGTGTTTGACCTCTCATGCGCGGCTTCCCGTTAGGTCCCGGTTTCTGTGCTTCAGGGCCACTCTGAGGTGGATTTCCTTGTAGCTCCATCTTAATCTGTTCCGGAGACAATCCTTCTGCTAACATTTGCTGAATCATCTGTTGATCTTCCGGAGATAATTGACCTGGGCCAGCTTGAACAGGCTGTTGTTTAACAATGATCGAGTTAATATCTTTAAAGCCCATTAACTCAGCAATTCTACGATTAAGCTCTGCTTGATTAACAGTTCGATCATTTGCAGAGACTTCCTTGTACCTCAATAGCTGACCTATCTGAGTCTCTTTATTCAATGTCTCTGAAATACCAGTAGGTATAATTGACACTTTAGCTTGTAGATCCTCCGGCCTAACAAGGATAGGTGATTCTGTTCCCTCGTTCGAAGTCATCTGGATCCACTCAGGTAATACCATAAACTGCTGTAAATGAGATAAAAACATCATCGATATTGCTTGAATCAAGTCTGTTTCCATCTTCTTCAACACTGGTCTAAACCTAATACCTGCAGCACCTTGCAATAAGTTTATTCCGGCTGCTGTTTCAGATTGGTTCTTTTCCGTAGGCATGAGTGGAGCTGAGGCTCCGGTGGCTTCACGATAATCAGCCTTAGCCAATTCTTCTTCCTTGTAAGCCGATGCCGTGACGTCAGGAGTGTCCATCCATCGAACCGAACTAACAGTATCTGAGACTTTACGCCATGTGCCGGGGGCGGAAACTTGTAATTTCTTAACATTGATAAGTGGATCATTTCCATTATAAAAACCTTGTTTATTAAGCACTAGATCAACATTATCTAGCCTTTGGTTGATAATCTTATTCAATCGTTCCTGTGTAGGCTTTCCAACAGTACCTATTCCAACACCAAACCAACAAGGCTTTGATTCTGAGAATAGCGTAAACTTCGCATAAGGTGGATGCTGAAAGTTATAAGGATTAGGAATACCGCGCACCTTAATTTTACGATTAACTATCGTTATCCAATACGGTACTGCTTTCTTAGTTGTAACTTTATCATCTACTTTATAAGATTCATCCCAAGGGCCCCAATACTCCAATAGCTCATATTCATCGCGTTTCTTCTTATCAAGCGTTGCACCCTTTGTATCTACAAAATCTGTGCTTTCACTCCTTGTGCTCTCTGTCTTTAAAGCTTCTGACAAATTAGAAAACTTTGCTGCTGGTTGTTCAGCTAATTGCTTTAGATATTCAGCATCACAATATCTCCTTCGAATAAGAGGAAGACCATCGTTCATATGAAGCTTGGCCGGATGTGGGTACATTTCAAAGAAATTGACACTCTTGCAATCAGGTCTTCGATCGGTAACTGCTAGATATCTTTCGCGCGCGCGGTTAACTTGCCAAGACTTACGATATAAATAAGGTATTTCAACATAGCCAGTACCAAGTAAAGTGTTTTGTGTCATTGAAGGTAAGACTTCTCCCATAACATCTGCTTTACGATAATTGTGTTTAAGCGTATCTCTGATCTTAATTCCCTGTTGCTCTGAAGCTTCTCCGAATACTTTAATATCAATTGGAGCTTCGTTAGGAAACAATGCTGCAAATATTCGTGGTGTGACTGTTTGTTCGCTAGCAAAAGTAATAGGACAATGAACTGAGTTCATCCAATCTAAAGACTTTGATGGTGGAACGTTATTCCATTGGTCAATAACTTCTGCTGCGTTATCATATCTCTGCGTATAAAACTTCTCGTATCTAGTAAATTCCTCGACGACAAACTTCGTCATTGGGTCCATAGCTTGACTACTGCTCTTTACGTATGAACTTTCTTGCTTGTTAACACTATTAGCTCCCATTAATTACTCCTAGTTATCATATTGCCCCATTAAGACCTTTCCAGTCTTTTTGCTGAATGATTTGTAAAGTTGCTTATTGATTGGCTTGCCATTCACAGCACTCAGACCAGTTCTCTGTTGTATTTCTTTAGCTGCATCTTTTGGTGGTTTTCCACTAGCAACTAATTGATTAAATAACTTCTTGACATTTGTCATGTTATAGTATAATCCTCATCTTCTCAAGATCGTTAGTAATGTACCCTATGACAGAACCAGACAACCCGATCATTACTTTCTTCTCATTAGCTGGTAGATCATCGAACTCTATGTTCTTAGTCTGTATTTCTTCTTCTTTAAATAATTCTTCTTGTCGTTCATAGATGAACTTTGCTAGATCATATATCTTTCTTGATTTCATTTCTCTCCTATTTATACCGTAAACACATCATATAAAGAATTACTATTAGAATTATTGTATAAAGATCCATAATTTTGATCCTGTTGCCCAACATAACTCTGCTGCCCGGTATTACCACCCCCCGTATAACCATAATCGTAAGATGTTCCTTGTGGTGATTGTGTCTGTGTTGATGTATCGCTGTATGTAGGCTGTTGTGAATATAAGTCTTGTTGAGTTGATTGGCTATCCTGTGTTTCTTGTGAAGGATTGTAATAATCAGGAAAGCCTTCTTCCGGTGTAAACATATAACCTTGATAACTTGGTTGTTTGTAATCAAGAACTTGTCGTTTCTTCTTTTTACCCTGTAAAGCACTATATAGAGCACCACCCCCGGCACCAACGGCCATACCTAAAGGACCAAACATTGAAAGACCTGCCGTAGCTCCGGTACCCATTCCCAATCCTGTACCTGCGAGCATTCCCATACCTTGCCCGGCAGCCCCCGCAGCACCAAAACCTGCGCCCGCCATCATAGCCCCTTCTCTGTCTGTATTATCATATAGTCCAGAAGCATTCCTAGCAGGCACATACCCACCAGAGAAGAAAGCTGGATCATTCATTAATTCATATTGATTAGCTGATTCTACCCCACCGGGCCCCATTGGATTAGACCAAGGTGCGTATCTGTTAGCATTCTCCCAATCTGTGTACTTCGGATCGATATACTGAGGTTGGTAGTTAGCAGCAACATCATAAGGCACTACCTCGCGACCCTCACCATACTCCGGCATCTGATCATACCCACTTGACTGCTCGTTCCAATAATCTGCTGGATCGGCTGCTTCAGGTGTATAATTCTGATTACCAGTGTACCTATTGCCTGCATACGGATCTGCCACTGAGGACTGGGGAAAAGGTGCATTCTGCCAGTCATAGAGCATAGATGATGGTGCTATCTGCTTTGTTGCTGAAGCTGCATTGTATGCCATTATTTAGCCTTTTTCTTCTTAGGTAAAGGATCTCCGTCATATCCCGTTGGTAATCCTTCACGCTTTGGTAATTTCATTTCTTTAGGTGCTTTAGTCTGATGATACTTATTAGCCATTATTTCCTCCTATATTAATTAGCTTGGCAAGGATTTGACGAGAAGCTTCGCAAGCCTTAGCTGTTACACACTTCCACTCGTATAGTCACCTTGCATGAGTTGTTTTTGCTTGTCTGGTTGCCACCGCAACTTTACGGCAAGACTTAGCTCCAAGCAACGTTTAGTCCCTTCTGTGCGTCTCTCTATTCCGCCACAAGCTAAATGTTAATTCTTTTAAAGAACAATGTTAATTGTCAAAGTTAAGCAGATATTGTAAGTCTTTTAGATTACGTTCGTTACAACATCTTGTGTTAATTGTTAGATATGACTAAGCCATTAGAATTGTCCTCCATGTCCTTGATCTTCTGTTAAATTATAATAACTTCCAGCTCTCTGTTTCTGGACCGGATGCTTTGCATATGTTCCTTCATAGCTTAATTCTTCTTCATCTTCTTCAAGTACAATATATCTAGGTCCATAATTGTAAATATATCTCAAACAATCCATAAAATGGTCATTCTTCTTCTTCGCTGTCTCTTTTTTATCGTATTCTTCCTTGTTTCTCCTGTATTCATCCCAAATATAGTGCTGAAACTCGTATACTGTCTGCGAGCAATAGCTCGATACGTACAACTGTGGTATACTACGCTTTAAAATAGCTGAATATCTAGGAGTTAAGGCCTTTCTAATGCGCGCTTTACCTAACATTGGATCAGAATTAGCTCTTTGCGTAAATACACCATACTTCATTAGCTCTTTTCGAACATTAAACCCTCCGGCCACAACATTATCTTTATCTGCATGAGGATCTATTAACCTAACATCTGCCGGAAGAATACCTTCTTGTGATAAAATAGCCTGTGAAATCTGCTTTATGTCCATATCCCTCAACCAAAGCTCATCATAGAGATAATGGTTGTCCTTCTCATCCACAGCTAGCCATAGAACAGCCGTAGGAGTGCGCTCATGAGGATCAATTGCCATATAACGAGTCCAATGTGGTTGAATCTCCATTGGCTCAACTACGTGCGTTTCAGCGAGAAATTCCTTATAAATCAAACCAGAGAGATGCATAAACTTTCCATGCAATCGAGCTTCCTTTTCCTCATGTGTCAAAGACCTTTCGAAGTCAGCAATTGCCTCTTTTGTTAAGTATGTGTTTTCGGTGATATCAATAGTGACGACGAAGGTATAGTTTTTGTCTGTTGCTGTATAAATCTCATCATAAATCCACGGTTGAGTCAGCGGGGTTAATGTAAGCCAGTGCCGGCCACTGTAATCAACCAACCCTCGAAGAGTTGCCACGTACTTATCCCTTGGCGGTGGTTCATCAAACCAGGCAACGTGTCCACGCCAACCCTCAAATTGCTCCGTAGATTGTTCATGCGTAAGTATGTCAAAGACCGAACCAGTCTTTAAAATGTATTTAGTGACTATCCCCATGGGGTTCTTGATCTTACGTGCAATGATGCTATCGTCAAGCCACTCGTCTAAGAAAGGCGAAATAACCTCTCCTACACCCTTCTGAAAATCTTTTGCAATAATCCTACCCTTTATGCTACCTTTGAATCTCCCCGACTCTGGGTACCAGTCCGGATATTGGCCTGTCAGATGAAATAGGAACTCCATACCCCCTGAGGTAGTTTTCCCAACTCGGTTCCCCCCAAACAATGCGCGTCTTGGGCAAGGACTTCTGTGGAACAGCTCCTGTTTCTCCATCGGCTCGTAAAGTAACAACTTTTGAGACTTTAACCATGATACTTCCTCATTCATCAACCTTAGGTACGTTTCTTGTTCGTCCCTTGGCAGCTTTTGAAATAGCTCCTCTGTCAAATGATGCTTCTGCAAATCTTTTAAGTCGGATAGACTCATTATATTTATTCCTCCGTTCAGGTGTCCACCCAACTCTAGTCTTTGATCTACGAGCTAAACGAACATTGTCACCTAATTCTATATATTCACAATTATTTATAGAATAAGCTCCATCTGGATCTATCCTATTAATTGACGGTCTATTTAGAAAAGCAGCACTATCCCGATACCACAAGTATCTAAGGTCAGCAACATTCATTTGCATATCAACACCATATCTCCAAACCCTACGATGAATAGCCTTATACGTCTTAACCCACGGATTCTTTTGTCGGTACCGTCGTTCCTCTAACAAACGACGATTCGGCGACTGTTTTAAGTCTTTTAAACTCATGCACTAGCTCCTCGGCACTTAAGCCTTTGGTATAACTGTAAGATAAGTTCTTTATATTGACACTTGGCTGACACTTAGCAATCGCGTTAGTGTAAAGCGATAATATTTTTTTATCATTGTTTGTCTTTTTCTTCCTTTTGGAGATATCTTCGAATACTTCGCGCATGAGGCGCTGAGCAATTTTTAGATTTGATTGAACAAGCTTATCTGTTTCAGCTTTTGACTTAACACATATCTTTTCATACTCGGCCTTAAAGAGAATTGCAACTCCTCCAGCCTTTTCGGTGTTTCCTGCACAAAGTTTTTTTACATGATCATACGTCCACCCGATAGAAGTCGCAACTTCTTTACGCGATACGTCGTTCTCTAGCATTCGCAATACTTTCCAATGTTTCTCGCTTAACTTCGTTGGCATCGACATATTTTCTCCTCGGAGTAAAAAAAAAGACAAGAATCTTCGTGAAAAGAATCTTATCCAATTGCTTTAATGATCTAACTATAACAGAATAAACGACTTTTGTCAATAACTATCTTTTTTACCTAAAATATGTTCCACGTGAAACATTCTAGGGGGGATTTTCTCTTTGACAGGTG